TGTCTTGCGCCAGAACGTATCTAGCAAATGGGTGTTGTCTGTGCTGTTCATAAAAGTAATAGCACTTTCGAATCCAACTGTAGCACGAGTTAATTGGTCCAATGGTCGTAACCATTCTAAATGTTCTTCGTAACGGGTTTGAATCTGTTTTTTGTATTCAGCTGTTGCAACGTCAACTCGCAAATACGCAGGATCTTGTAGTATATTTACGTTGAGGTCTTGCGGTCTCAACAACCCTTTTTCTACCCAGTCTTTATGGAAGTCTGGCAAATGCATTGCATTCATAATACTCAGCGTGGGACTAATATAAAAGTCTACCTTGGGACATATCTCCATCATTTGCCTGCGGTTTTCTTCTACCACATCCCATTCAGTGCCTTTTCTAATATACTCTCCGCGCGGCCCGGACGCATCCAAACTGGCGCCAACTGCCACACTGTCAAATTTGCGCCAGTAATCAAACACAGTGCGATCTTTAAGACGGGTTTTTGTGAAATTGGTATTGTATATTAGTCTAACATCAAATCGTCCTCTGCGTTCTAGTTCTTCTAGAATCAAATAGTGTTCTTCCATCATCAATGGCTCTCCACCAGCAAAGTAAATTTGCTCTACATGATCAATATGTTCAATCAGTTGTTCCCACACATCAGTAGCAAACCGGCCAGCATAGTTCAATGGCTTGTTTATTTTTGCCCAAGCTGGGCCTGCTAGTTCAGTTTGGTCTTTGTACCAACTGCTGCTGAAGATATGCCCGCAACTTCTGCAACTTAGATTGCACAAATTGCTAAAACGCAGATCCCAGTACGTCATTTCAAACTGGTCAGTGTGTCCGGTTTTGTCGGTTGCATTCACCCGGTCAATATGGTGGCCGTGATGTTTGTTTGCACTTCGGCGACCGCTAAAAAATCCAGACTCTTCTTGTTCGTAACAACGGCCGCAAGCAGCATTGGGTGTTTCAGTCAGCATATCAACTCGTAGTTGTCGTTGCTCTGGACTGTTCCAAATTTCTGCTAGTGTATTTGTTTTACAGTTTCCAATTTGTCCCACTTTCATTTCGGCATGACAGCAGGGATATGCTTCGCCAGTCGGGTATGCATGCACATGTATCCAAGGATAGATACAGAACGTTTTGGAATCTTTTAATAGAAATTCTTCACGATCCGTTAACTCAATTGGTTTTACTAAATCACTGCTGTTGTATTTGTAAGCTGTCATACCATTCTTTTAAATTAGGAAACGTTTCTCCAAAGTTTTTATGTCTACGAATATCGTACTGACTAAAAAATTGATAAAAATCGTTGTGCAGCGTAGGCATTTCAAATGCATCGCTATGAGGTGTTTTGACAATATCCAAATAATCTAATAGACGTAAAGTATGGTTAATTTCATACTCGTGCATATAATCACTGTCTGCATGGCGTGCCAACCACTGAGATAAATTTTCTTTGTATTGTGTTTTAATGTCAGCTGGCAATATCAACGGACTTTGAAAACTAGGAAATCGTAATATATTTAGCGAAAACTTTACACCATCTTTGCCGTATTTCTTTTTAAATTCTATCAATTGTTCTAGGAATTCAGGAAGACTGTCTAAGCACAGTGCATTGATTGTGCACATCACGTGAACGCCGCGGAACTTGCCACTCTCAACAAGTTTTACCACGTTCTGCATCCATACAGTGTAGTCCAACCCATCACGTATATATTCTGCTTGTATACCCACTGCTTCATTGCTGGTATACAAATCAATTGCAACACCGTCTACACTTCCAATTAGTCGATCAATATCAACATCGGCACCTAAGTTACTGTTGATTGCTAAACAAGTTTTGCTCTTGCCTTTGTTTGTTTTGAACCACTCAATCAGCTTCCACGTTTCGGCTGACATCAATGGCTCACCGCCGGTTATCCGCAGTTCCTGCAATGTTTTATGCAAGTCCGATTCCCACCATTTATGGAACGCTTCTACATACGGATTAACTTCTGCAATCTTAAACAACTGAGCACTGTTATGAGCATGCGTAAAGTGATTACGACCATCACTGATTAAATTGTTGTATGCTCCGTTTTTCTTGATGTCTTTTACCCAAGTGCTACTGAAAGCAGGATTGCAATAGCTACAAGCAAATTGGCATGTTCGGTCAAACGCAATTTCAAGTGTGCGAAGATTTATATCTTCATTGTAAGGAGTGTTGTAAGCATCATTTAGTGCCACTATAGGGTAAATTTTACTTTTGTACACACGATCGCTAATGGCATCGGTTGCCATGTCTTCGATCTTCCAGCAGTATTCACAACCTTCCGGACGTTCACCTGCTAACATTTTTTTACGGTCATCCTTCTTTTTTGCTGTGTTATGCAATGCAGCAGGATTAACCTTTAGCTCTTCTATATCAATTGCATGCGCCGGTGGATGATGACAACTTGTTGTTTGTCCCGAACCTAGCCATATAGTGGCATTGTACCATTTGGCAGCACAGAAACTAGCACTTTTGGTATCCAGTATTTGATGTTTAAAATCTAAATCATTCATTGATATATTTTGTCATAAACTGTTTGAAGCGTTCTGGAAACTCGGCTCGGACTTTGATTCGCATTTCGGTAAGGTGTTGTTGATTGTATTTACATACATTGTAACACTCTTTTAGGAAACTTGCAAGATCTTGTTGACATAAATCCCGGACAAGTTGACTAACTCTTTCTAATCGAGCTTGATTATTCTCTATCAAATCAAAACTTTCATCGATCACATGACCAAATGTTTTAAATCCTAAATTATGCATATCTCTGTAATAGCCTTGATTGGCCACTGCTATCCAAGGATGTCCCATAGCAACGGGTTTCCATATCTTTTCTGTTCTGAAACTATAAGGATAATCAAATACTGTTTCGGTTACCAAGCTAAAGTAAGTGTCGCTGTATGGTCTAGCATCAAGGTATATTTCTCCCCATATTCCAGTGCCGAACAGTTTACTTTTTACATTGTTGTCACTGACAGAAAAGTCAGTATTGAATCTTTTATTTTCGTACTGCTTGTTTAGCAGTTTTATAGGCCCGTTGCTGGCGTCTAAGTTAGACCATAAAGCTGTATCAAGCAATTTGGATAGTGCTGCTATCATATACTTTCTATGATAGCGATATAGTCCATTTAAAAATAAAAACTTGTACGGTCTTTTTGTTGAATAATTGTTGTTATATGTTTGTATAGCATTGATGTTTTCATTGTAATCTAATATTTTTGGAAGAAAACTATCGTATTGCAAACACGGGTACGACTCTTCCATATCGCCGCCGCCGATCAATAATATTTTTTTATCTAATACCAATTGCGTTATGTTAAACATATTGCAATGTTTTTTTAATGTGTTAGACCCCTCCAACGGGTTGCTTAATATTATCTTAACAGTGTCATTGTTGTTTGCTACATCCTTGAGCCAAGGCATATTTAAAACAAATTGCTCTCGCCCTATTAGATATATAGCATTTGAAATTACAGCATCCTGATGTAAATTGCAAAACTTGTAATCCACATACGGGTCGATGTTGTCATGTACGTCACAATTTACATCAACTATTAGTTTACGATTGCCGATCATAGTATTCGCACTGGGTCCACCAGCTTTTCATTTCAGGAAATGTTGCTAAAAAATCTGTGTCATGCCTGCGGTCCGCTTCACTGAAGAAACGATAAAAGTCTGCTTTGTTTGTTTGCAAGTATTCCTTGTCCAACTGTTGCCCGTTGCGCATCCACGCTATGTCACGATCAAGACGGGCTATTTCGTAATCTTTAAAGCCGTGGAATCTGGTTGCTTCTGTTTCAATGTCTTGTTGCATTGAAGTTTTTAATTTGTCCAACTGTGCAACATAACTTTCTGGCAACAGTTGCAAACTTTGCCAAGTTGGTTGACGCAACACAGGAGTATCAAACCACACACGTTGATATGTGCTACTGTGTTTTTTTCTAAGATCAAGTATGCCAGCAATCAGTTTTGGCAAACTTGTGACACTTAGATTGTTCATTGTCACAATGAATGTAATGCTGTTACGGTAAGGAACTTCGGTTAGGAATTGATTTACCCTGGCCCATACCAAATCAAAGTCAAGTCCGTGACGCATGTATTCTGCTTGTTCGCCCCACCCATCTAAACTGATGTACTGCATAAAGTGTTCGATTACACCTTCTTGGCACAGTTGTTTTGTATATGCAAGATACTTTTGCCATAGTTTTTCGTCTACACTAAAGTTACTGGTCACATTCAAGTGCAAATCAGGCTTGGGATTGACCAACACATAGTCAAACACTCTATATGTGTTTTTGTCCATCAAGGGTTCGCCACCGGTCATACGGAAGTGTTCTAGTTCTGGATACAGCGTAGGCCACCATTCCCAAAACGCATCCACATAAGGATTATCTTCACGAACCGGAATAGGTTTACGTTCTCCTGCAAAGTGTTCCGGAGCATTATGCGGAGTTGATGTAGGGTAAGCGCCGTGGCGGTCTATTTCTTGTTGCCATGTGCTACTGAACTGTGGACTACAATAACTGCAAGCAAGATTACAAGCATTGTTGAAGTTTACTTCAACATAACTGGGAGTAATGTCAGCATCCCACTCGGCATTTACAATCTTGCCAAAGTCTTTGGCGGCCCATGGCTCACCAGATCTATAATGACGGTCGCTTAGTTTACCGTTGTCTTCCATTGTCCAGCAATAGCTACACTCTGCTGGCCGTGTGCCTTCTAGCATCTGTTTACGCTGTTGCTTTTTGTAATCAGTGTTGTGCAGTGCAGAGGGATTACGACCTATTGCTTCTACAGGAATACGATGCAATGGAGGATGATAACAACTGTTATTGAGTCCCGTAGTTAGGTGTAGACTGACTTGTTTCCATTTGGCCAAGCACATGCTGGGACTAACAGTGTCCAACTGTTCTTTGATCAGTTCAGCATCGCTTAAAAACTTTGATTTAAAGTCTTTGCTAACTTCGTCGCCTTTATTTTGCACTTACCATCCTTCTTGACTGCGTATTACATCAATCTCTCGTACAGCAACACCGCGGTTATGCCAGTTGCTACGGTAATGGTGTTTGAAGAATTTGCTAGTGGGTTCATCAAACCACACCATTGGCAAGTCCAACTGTGTGCCAAGTTCTTCTGCCACTTTGCTTAATACAATTTCTGGATCAGTATCTTTGACTGTGTCCCACAATTGTTCAAGTGCAGCAAAGTCTTGTACTGTACGATAGTCCCAATCTGTCAACATGGTCATGTAAGTGCCCATGCGCGAGCCTGCCATGCTCCAAACACCATGTTCCGCATCTCGGCCCACATTGTGCCATACAGTTAAGTTGTCAAGATTGCGTTTGTGTGCGCGGTCTTTGAATTCAGCCAAGGTGGGTTTTTTGCCCACATTCAAACACATCTTGACACCTTCTCTAAAGCCGGCTCTCCAGGCATGAAAAGCAGATCCATTTGGAAATGTAGTTGAATAGCAATCGTGCATGGCCCAGTACAACGGATCAAAACAAAATTCTACTTCTGTGGCTTCGCGACCATCTGTGGCTTCGTGTGTTTGCATTTCGTTGGCAAACTTTCTTGTCCAAGAACTCAATCCACCGTTGCCGTACATCAAGCCATTGACATGATTGCGTGCTCGCCAACGAAACACAGCCGATTCCCATTGTTCAGTTGGTAGTTCTAATGTTAGATTAAAGAACTCTGGATCCGGCATGTTGTCACCATCGATCAATACAAAGCGTTCTGTTTCGCTTGCGGCGGCTGCTGCTTTGTGTGCAGCATCGCTTCCTTTAACTCCGTCGACGCGTTTGGCCCACGGAACCATGTTGCGAATCTTCACCCAGAATTCTTCTTTCTGCGGCTCGTCGTATGTCAAGTAAATGCAGTCAAGGTCTGCAATATCAATCCGATTCATGTGATTTCAAACTCCATTTAATATTTGGTTGTTGCTGGTCAACAACAATACTGATGTTGCCGGGCAAACAAGGTGTTCCAGAAATACCAGGAACTAGTTTGGTAACTATTTTCTTTGGTTTTATGTGTACCAGTTTGCCATCGACCACACGCACATTTCTTGAACTGTGTTGATATGCTGTAGCGTCTATGTCTATGTAATTACCTGGCAAGTCTTCCATGCTGTAAGATAATGGTGAACCATTCTCATTGTAGTACAGTCTAAAAAATACAGCACCGGGAACTGGCACTGGTTCCGCCCATGCTTTCCAGAAATTTTCAGTAGTTTTGTTCATTGTTTAACAACACAATTCCTGCGATAATTGATCAGTCCGTATGCGGCTATAATAAACCATACAATTTCAATAATTATACTACTGATGTTGGGTTTGTAGTATAAATTAATTCCCAAAAGTATTGCAACAATCAAGTTGGCCAAGTTGTACTGCCAGCCTTTGCTGTCTATCTTGCCTGCTACATTTAGGTAATAGGTGGTTAGTAAAATAACAACGCCAATGTTGCCAACAAAGTCACTCCAGCTGTAGTCATATTCAATCATAGTAGTTCCAATTTTTGTTGTTGTAATGCACAAATCCCCACTGTACTATTGTTTGTATTCGTAACCCTGGGTTGGTATTTTCCCATATCAACTCTTTTGTCCAATCTTTAGTATGAGTGGCAACAATGCCCTGCTTCATATGAACAATAGTAGGACCGTGCCCAACTGGCAATGTCACTTGTTCTCTGCCCATTATGTCTGCAGCCATGGCATAAACAACATCGGTTGACGGCTCTTCTTCGGCAAACTTTAATAGTGTTTTAAAGTCTGCCCAATTCTCAAATATATCTCTTACCCATTGGAAAAACTCTTGAGCTGTTTTACTCAACCGCCAATACGTTATAGCATTGTACACGTCTGGCAAGTTGTTGGCATCAAACAGTTTACGATAACGACGATGTGCGCTGGGCTGGTCATAAAAGTCTCTACATCCTTGACTCACAACTACGTCACGATGTTCAAACATGGTCCACAAATGGTCTACTGGACTGGCAACAATCATGTCTGCTTCCAGTTTAATAGTTTGCCTATAAGGACTTGCTCTGAACACTTGCCAGTCATTTGCAAAGCCACCTTTGTCACCGTACGGCAACATTTCTTTTGTTAGGATAGTTATGTTGGCGTCAGGATGCCATGCTCGTATGCTTGCGGCCAACTGTTCTGCACAGGCCACATAGTCCACTGTGTCTGTGTTGATGGCTGGGATCAAATACCCACGTTCAGCAAGGATTGGCAACGATTGCTCCCAGTTGTTGTTTGCCCATGGCATGAAAGTCTTGGTTCAATATGATCCACCGTGGTTTTTTGTCAGGAGTTAAAAAGTCTACCCTGTAGGAGTCTTGTGAAAGTTGTGTCAATTTGTGTTCTGGGGTAATACTTGCCAACGTGCCGGCAATCTCGTTGACTTGTAAGGTGTGTCCGTTCAGAGTATTTAATGCAATACTAAGAGAATGATCATTCCTGTACGTGGGTGTGTTATTTTTATATAAATTTCTGTAGTGAGTCCAATTGTTGCGTATCATTTCCATTGATTCAAATAGCAGTTGCGTTTTACTACAACGACGAAACATCATAACAGTTGCCCACCACATAGGCATCCTATGACTTCCAAAATAATTTAAATCATCAAATGTTTGTAGTCCGGTGACATCAGTTGCCCAGCGGTGGCATAAAAAGTCTTGATCACTTGCTAATACTGTAGAGAGTTGATTGCTAGCAACAACATAATCTGCATCCAATACCAATGTTTGATCCCATGGACTTAATTTGTAAGCATCCATGCGATTTGTATTGTGCCATGTTACATTTGAGTTGTAATCAGAAAAGTATCTTGCACCGCCCTGTGCCGGATCAGCAAGTATTACTTTGTCAAACGAATGTCCGCCGGCAGGCTCTTCCCGGGTAACAACACAAACAGGAATATTCAAATGCCGTTGTATATTTTTGGCAGACCAGTTGGCCATTGCGACATAATCAGTATGTTCGTTATTGAACGCAAATATTAATGCACCAACAGTCATCGTTTTTTGTTTGTTTCTTCATGGTCAACTAGCCATGCGTTCATTTGTTCTTGCCATCTTTGCATTGCGATACCCCGTAGTTCTTCTGGATTGACTCTAACAGGAGTTTCGTACAAGTCCAACAGCACTGCGTCTCCAGGAGGTACAGTAGCAAGCAACACCAACAATGTTGGACCAGCAGTCCACATTCCTCCGCTGTGCGCAAACAGCATTTTGGCTTGATATTTTTCTTTGAGCAAACGACGTGCAGCCACATGGTCAAAACGAGCACGGCTAGTTTCAATTAATTGATCAGTATTCATATAGATTATTATACAGGAAAGATAGACAAAAGTAAAGGGCCCGAAGGCCCTTTTGGTAAAAAATTACAGTTTAATTAAGCAACTGATGCTGCAATAGTCGGAGTGCCCCAAGATGCACTTGTCAAGTAAGTGGCACTCGGTACAAATAACGTAACTACTGTTGCAGGTGCTGTACCAAACGATACGAATGGTGACGCAGAAGCAGTACCACCTGTGATCACGTTGTTACCGCCTGGTGCTGGATCGCCGCCTGGGTCAACCCAAGTTGTAGTCAACACCAATTGTGTGCCGCTTCCGGCTGTTTTGGCATTTATGCTAATATACTGTCCGGCATACGGAGCAGTATCAGCATATTGACGATATACTTGTGTATCGCCGGTTGTAAAATTGAACCATCCTGTGCCAGTGGCCAGTGTATTTGGTGTGCCAGTGCCGCCAACTTTAGTAGTTCCTGTATAACTTGATGCTGCGATAACTTGTGGATTTAGTGCAGCGCCGCCGGTGATATAAATATCGCCAACCAATGTAGTAGCCAAGTCATTCCATTCTGCATCACCGTCATTACCGGTTGAAGTTTTGCTTGATTCCCATTTGATGCGTCCACCTGCGTTGAAGAAATAACGTGCAGCATTGGCAGTAGCAAATGTTACAGTATGTGTAAATGTGATTGTCCAGGCTGCGTTAGCGGATCCAGTGTTTGTTGTTTTGCTTGCTGCGCCACTAAATGTTGTAGTTTGGGCACCACTTGCTGCTGCATTACCACGCTTGGCAATAAGACTAGTGATGTCTGTGTTTAGATCTGCTAAAATTGCAACAGTAGTTCCAGTTGTTGGATTTGCTCTACTTGTGATAGTGGTGCCTTGATGACTTGCCATTGAAGTAATTTTACTATTCAATGTGGCCCACTGTGTTGCTGTGATGGTTGCTGCGACCGAAACTGTGGTCAGTGCTGTTTCCCCGTATCCTGCTGTGTCTGCACCAGTTGACCAAATTCCGTTTACGTTTGCTCCGTTTGTGCTAACAAACCCATTATAGTCTGTTGCCGCGATGATACTACCTGCTGTATATGCCATTTTGTTTTTAATCCCTTTGTATTAGTTGATCAACATCAACGCGAAAACTTCTCGCTGGGTGATTTTAATCTTGTAGAATCAATTGATTTTAACAATCGCTTCTACAATGCCTTGTTCTTCTGTTAATTTATCATTTAATGAACGACCAATAACATTAAACGCTGTTGCTTCTCCGGGCTGGGCAGCTCTTGCCAATCCATTTCCGGCCGAAACAAGTCTATCTCCTTTGCGCACCAACCCCATAGTGTTGACCGGGACACGTCCTGTCATTGCAACAGCAGGGTGAGTTGTGTCGGTACCAGCAAGACTGTTCATCAGGTAAGCAGCTCGTGTACTTATGACACCAAACACTTTTTCGCTTAGTTCATCTGTAACTCGAGTGATTTCGTTGGCACCTCCAAGTTCAACAACAGTACCTGCTTCTAGTTCAGCGTCAGCTGCAAAACGTTCTGCAACGTCGGCGTACTGAGCACTAATGTTTGTGCCACTGATACTGCCAGTGGCACCATTGATTGTCATAGCAGTAGTTGGTACACCGCCTTTGTTGACATTGAATGTTATGTTGCCGTTGTTAGTTTGATTATACAGTGTTACTGCTGTTCCTGCAACCCCGATTCGGGCATCTTGATTGGAACCAACCGATAAACCGGTATTGTTCAAAACAGCAAATGTACCTGTTGTTGTTTCCGCAACGTTCTTTAACATAAAGTCGGACGGATCATACCCTTCAAGTGTTTGAGCAACACTTGCTGTACCCTGGAACAACGGAACTTGCGCACCAACCAGTGTGCTCAGTGTGATACCGGGACGTACTGTTGTGTATCCTGCAATAGTGCTAGCCGGAGTAAATGCAGCATCCTTGCTGACAATACCAACAATATTATCTTCAACAAACAATTTAATTACAACGTGTGCTACTGCCACGTTGTCAGTTATAGAATCAGCAATTGCGCCAGTTGTACCTTGTCCGGATGTAAATGCCGGCCCAACTAGCAAAAATGCACTGCCTGTCCATACTTTAAGCTGTGCATTAACTGTGTCAAACCACAAATCGCCTGTTACGTTGTTTGTAGGAGCAGTTGCTTGGGCAGTAGTAGACGAAATCGTTTTCCACTGCGCGCCGTTGTAGGCTTTCATCAAACCAAGACTACTGTCCCACCAAAGTTGACCAGTTAATGGTGCTCCTGGCGCTGTGGGGTTGGACGAATTTTCCAACAGGTGGATACAGTTTTCGTTTAAGAATTCACCGTACCCAGCGTAGTTTTTACCAACCAGTATCATTGAACTGGAAGTGTTGATTGTACCATCTGCAACTGTAGCAAAGATTGTACCGTCTGTTAAGTTAATTGTATATGCCATTTGTAGCTTACTCCGTTAATTTTATTTATGCTGCACTAAGGTTCGTTAAAGTTTGGATACGAATTGTGTAATCAATCTGTATCTGTCTGTTCAAACTCTTTTGCACTGGGTGAAAGATTACATGGGTAATCAAGCGCAGGTCTGTTGCACTGCCGTTCCATGTTTTGAGCCCTAGCTCGTCAAACACATATTCACCATTGAAATTTGTGCTGTTATCAAACGCTTGTTGTCCATTCGGCTCGCCGTAGTCCAACAAACATGTTACTAAAATATCCGTGTATACCTTGCCAGATGTATGTAATACTTGCATTTTGTTATTGGCAGTATCAGTGTTGGCAGAAGAATTATCATCTACTACTTTGGAATATGTTTCGTTGTATAAATTAGCATTTTGACCAACTGTGTTTGGCGGCAAATATGTAATAATACCTGTGGGATCTACACTTGATCCACCGTTGCCAAACGCCATTGAATATATCTGGCCGCCACCTTGAGCAGATGTTCTGTTGCTGAGTGTTTGAGCCATTGCATACGATATATTTTCGTAATGGATTGCGTTCTTTTTGTCCACTAATACTTCGCCGGTAGCAGGGACATGGATTTTAACAAATCCTTCAATTTTGGCTAGGCCTGGCTGAAATATCATGCTCGCTTCTCCACTATAACTTCCTTGGTTTTTGGGTCAAAAATACGAATATGTCCTTCAACAGAAATAGTCCCAGTTTCCTGGGGTTTTTTGGCCGGTACTGCTGGCTGTTGCGGTGTTGTATTTTGATTCATACTTTATTTACCTTGATTATTCGCCCCGTAAAAACCTTGCGGCATCTGTGTCAGTATCTTGCAATGCAACTCCGTTGCTTGGTGTTCCGGCACCGGGTGCATACCATGTGACACCACGTTGAACCAAGATAGTAATCTCGGCCCCGTCTGCTGGCGCAGTGTCAAACAACACAGTTACCGGATTTTCGTTAGTAACTGTGTATCCGGCTGTTTGCAACGTGCCGCCTACATACACTTCGATTGCTTCAATATCAACAGTACTATCAGCACCTGACACATCTATCAGCGAAGCAACAAATGATGTTGTTACACCATTGCCAAGATTTATACCCGACACCAATGGATAAGGTACGGTGGACACAATATAGTTTTGATATTGTGATTCTAATAGATTACCACGACTGATGTTGTAAACGTCTGTGTTTATGGCATGGCTGGCTGCGCCTGTTCCTGCTGTGCCGCGACGTAATCCACTTACAGTATTGGCATTGGTGTCACGAGTACGGTACATAATTCGTTCGCCATCTATAGTCAACAGTCCCCAAATATTGCTAGTTAAATTTGGTTGATTAAGTGCAGCAGCGTTGTAAACATGAATTGTATCGTCAGTGGCACTCAATGCCTGAGTCAAGTATGTTGTGGTTGCTGAAGTAATTCGATAAGTTGCTTGGACTTTGCGCATGTCTTGGAATATGCGGAATGCCATTGCTGCCGGAGCAATACTTAAAGTAAACTCGGTAATCATCACAGTATCCGTAGCCGACAATGTGTATCCACCTGCTAGTACAATTTCGTTGTTGACAATTGTGTAATCAACATTGTTGAATATCAAGCGACCGTTCAATGTGACAAACAATCGATCTGGATCTGTGTTTGTATGGTCCAAGAATAAGTTGTTGAGTGATACTGCTTGTGTTGCACTGTAATCAAATGTTCCAGCTTCGTTGATCACTATGCCAACATCAAAGTTCAAACTATCAAATGGTTCTGTCAGCGTTTGTGTGCCGCCCACCGGACCAACATACACTTGTGTCAACAAATCTTGCTGACGAGTGTCATTCCAACTTATTACGGAAATAATTTCACCAGTGACTGGCACAAGGCCACCGTACTGGTTAAACAACAGTTGGTCTCCGTTTATCACTGCTTGTGCATTGGTTGTTACACAAATTAAAATCTTTTCGCCATCTGATGGTGTTGTAGCAAATATTACAGAACGAGGCGTTTCTGTATCATACGGCTCTACCAGGTAATCAATATTAAGAATCAACGGAACATCGTTCATGTATACACGAACTTCGTTATCGGCAATCAAGGCTTGACTAAATCCCAACCGCTGCGGTAACAAATATTCACTTGTGCCGTCGGCCAAGTATTGTGCGCCAGCAGCAGTTCTAACACGACGGCCACCAACGCTGACGTAGACATTGTCTGGGTTGGTATACTCCATGTTGTAATTTACTGTGTAACTGTATTGATTGGTGACACCTGTAATATTTTGAGTAACCGGAAGTGCCCAGCTATAATCTACTGTAGCATTATCAACAGTTGTTAATCCAATGGCCCCGATCATCAAATAATCAGCTGCAGTATAAGTTTCTCCAAATGTCAACAATGTGCTTGTGGTGCCATTGCTGGCATAGGTGTAATTGATAGTTAAACTGCCATTGACAAATATAACAAACTCTTCAATCAACGAAAATTGAACAGGAACTACCAACAAGTTTCCAACTTCGTCGCCGTTGAACGAACGCTTGAGTAACTGGTTTCCGCCACCAATTTCATATAGCGACAGTGATATCACTTGACCTACATTTACATCATTGCTGGTTATTGTTATAGTTTGATTTGCCCAATTGGCTGTGTAATCTACGTTACGATACAACACCAACCCAGTTGTTTGATTTACTACAAACATTGTAGCAGGGGTTGTTTCTAATCCAGCAAAACTAAATGTTTCCTGAAGTGTTGTTACCTTGTATTTTTGTAGTTCAATGCGGAAACCATGTCCATCACGCGCCCAGTCTGCACCTGGTGTTGTGTAAACGCGCATATCCAGCGTGTCAAACTCGCTGCCGGGCACTAGTTCTTCTGGAGCATAACTTGAATATGTGTCAATATATTCTCCGCCATCTGCGTTGATGCTGGTGGCCAGCGTTCCCAAATACGGATCGTTATATGGGCTTTCGTAAATAGCATCCAATATAGTTTGATCGTAAGTGGGTTTTCCTTCCGGACCATATGTTAAATTATCAAAAGGTGTTGTGTCAAACGGTGCCAAGTCAAAGCCTGGGTATTGGTCATATCCTACTCCGAACATTTGTACGCCTGGGTATTCAACTCCGTCAATCAGCAATGGTAAACTTAATCCGGGCTCGTTGACAGTAGGAGTATAAAATCCCATTGTACGATCAACGCCGCTCAGCAAAGCAGGGCTAACTATTGTCCACTGATCTGGATCAAAGGTACTACTTTGAATTCCTGGGCTGTCATCGGCATCAGCTTGCCACACACGATTTAAATAACGCACTTGTGTGCCATTGTCGTAGTTTGCGTCAGCTTGCCATTCAACAATATCAGACGAGTATTCGTATCTGTCGTACTTGATTCTGGTAGTGACTTGGCGAACCAACTCATTGCCCATTGTTACTGCGGCAGCTGCGCCTGTACCGTTGCCACCAGTAAATGTTATTGTAGCAGTGGTTGTGTAGCTGCTGCCATAATTGTCAATTGTAACTCCGGTGACCTGGCCTGCGCCGTTGATTATAGCAGTCATTTCTGCTTGTTCAACACTGTTGCCAGTCACTGTGATTGTTGGCGCAACTGTGTAACCAGTGCCGCCGCTTGTAATAACAACGCTTTGAATACTCAATGTGTGATTGGCGTACCATTCGTCCCATGGCGTTTGTGCCCACACTGTTGAGTTGGACAATGTGTCAGCATTAAAGTTTGTATTGCTGACCGCCGTTGACTGTGTGTATGGCAACAATACTGGGCTAATAAATTCCGGAACAGTTAATGTTGAATCCCAGTATGATGGTATGTCAAAGTCGGTTACTGACCCAGGGAAAGCATCGTTGCCGTTGTAAGACAAATTAAACTCACGAATTTGTGTGTGGTAAGGTTTAACTTCTTGTATATAGTTCAATACAAAATCTTGATTGTCTTGGTTGTAAAACTGGTACGGTAACAAATTGCGGATCTTGTGATCTACATCAATCAAACTGGTTTTGATTAACCATTCGGGTGCTGCAAATTCGCTCATTATATATTCAAACACCAGTGTCAACGCACGGTTACGTTCAATCAACAATTCATCAACAAACAACTGTTCGTTAATTGCTTGAATAATCTTGCGAGTTTCAATCACCGGCTCTTGATCAAAATATTGTGCATCAAATACTTCTACGTCAAACCCAAAATTGCCAGCAGCATAATTCCATAATGACTTGCTGAATTCAATTGTGCCATCCTCTAAGCCTACACGATCCCATCCAAGATCGGTACGTTGATAAATTTCAAATTTGCCTGTTCCCAGTGCGTTGGTTACTTTAACGCTGGCACCCACTGGTGCAGTGTTTAACGTTAGTGCAGACAGTCCGGCGTAGTTTGATACTGTGGCCACAGGGTTTAGATTTTTATTATAGCCAATCAAGTACCAGTCAATGTAACTCCAGTAACGACGTGTGTCGTAGTTTTGCACACGAATCAAAGTTAACTTTCTTGATCCAAATAGTGATCCTGCAACAACGTCGTATATTGTCCAAAACCCAGAATTGGTTGAATCAGACACTACCAAATATTTGTATCCATAAGGCACAATACTTAAATTTTGATAACTCAATTCATCTAGGTTGGCAATACGCTTGTTCCACGCACCTGAGCTGGCCGACGGCTCAGGCTCTCTGCTGTTGAGTATTGTAAAGTTCTTTGTTTCGCTAACAGGATACTGTGCCACAACTGTGTTGGCTCGTCCAAGATAATTTTCCAATGCCAAGAAACGATCAACAAACATGCTTTGACGTGGGCGGAATTCAACACCATAGCGCATTGCTGGACTCAATTCAGCATCTGGCACATTGGCGCCCAACAGGTTGATACCAGAGAAACTGTCTTGTAGTTTTAAGTATAAACTATCGCTTAGGAAACTGTTGCTGCGCCCGGCAGCAATTAATTCGTATTCTTGGTGTACATTGTCGTCATTTACCAAACGATCGTATTCGATATGCAAAATTGTGTCTTGAGCACTTACCAAATCAAGCACATTGTATATTGCAACGGTGCTTGCATCCAATGGTGCAAGATATGCAATACCACTGGCACGTGGATATTCAATATAGTTGGCAATTGCAGTGGTGCTGAGTTTTTTGCCTGCTGCAGTATTGACTGTAGAAATATTTCTTACCCAGAAATAATAACGAGTAGCAAAAATATTTTCAGAATTTAATTCAGCACGAGTAGTAAAACTCAAGAAGCTCAATGGAGTTCCTGGGCCTGTATAGTTAGAAGGTGTTACATCACTTTCGATCCACTGATAAACGTCAATACGGCTGCCCGGGAATGTCTGTCCCCATCGACGGCTTGCGTAAACAATATCGTCTTGATTTGGATCAATGAAACGAACTGAGTTGGTGTCCCACCAAATTTGACCAACTCTTAAAGCACTCCACGGATTGCCAACATTATGAATCGGGCCATTGCTGTAATTTGCAGGATCCACTGCACCAATGTAATCAATGTTTTCACGGGCAACACCAAGTATCTTGCCTTGCAATGGATTGAAGAAATCCAAATAACTAGTAACTTGTGATTCTAATTTATCATACATGTAAACAGAATTCAGCAAAGCAACATCTACCACGGGTGTTTGCTGATGTTTCACTGCCCATGCTTGTTTGCGTTCAGGGTTGTCAAATATAACAACTTGACCAAAATTAGCAAATTGGCTGTCTTCTAGATCGTTACCAGGAGCGCCAACCAACAGTTTGCTTGTTACGTAACTGAGTCCTGTTCCGTAGTTGTCCAGCTCGTTGGTTTTGTTGTTGTACAATTGTTGGCCAAACACAAACTTGCCAGGGTCGGTCACTGTGTCTGTTGCACTTGGCAAATAATCAAATGTGTACGCTACGCCACTTTGTACGATTGTAGTTGAGAATATTGTGCTACGGTCATCAAAGTAAGTTGCATTGGCATCAAATGTAACTGGCTGATACATGTTGCCATTTGGCGCGCCAACAACCAAAGTTGATGCAGTTGAGTCAACAGTCAGACTAGCACCAAAGCGAGCAAATTGGCTTGGATTTGGACTTGTGATAGTTTGTGTATATGAATAGTTCACAAAGCCAATGTTGACAAACGCTGTGCCAGTAAGCCCAGGCAATACGTTCAATTTTGTTCCTGGCAATGCAGCAGCAGAGTTTATAACACTGATAGTCAATATGCCAGACACTACACGAATTATAGTTCCGCTGGCCGGTGTGCTACCAAATGTAACAATGCCAGTAGTGTTGTTGTAAGTGTAATTGACATTTATTGTTTGCAACACAGTGTCGGCGTATACCACTAGCGTATAGCTGTTGTATTTTGAATATGTTACACCAATGTCAAACGTTTTTACAAGTCCGTTGGCGGTAAAGTACACATCGTCGCTGACTGCGGCTGTGACGTTTGGAATACCAATTCCGTCATTCAACGCAGCAATTGCTGTAACTAATCCTGCTACATTGTTGTTGGGAATTGCTGGTACAGCAACTTGATAATTGTTGACGCGAATTGTATCTCCTGCTGTTAAACTTGGATTTGCAACAGGTGATGAAATTATTCCGTACACACGAGCTTGATTAACGTTGCGCTGTACTGCGCCAGTGTCATCGTTGGCATTTTGCGGTGCACCCGAATAAATGCTACAGTTTGTTGAGCATAAATCTACATCCCATCCAAATTGTGCTTGATAAATTGGCGTGTTGTCTGCTGTTTGATTAACAGTATCCCATGTGGATGTAGTTACAATTTGCTGCACTTGATTGAATATGTTGCTTTCAATTTCAACAATGTCGCCGACTGTCAATACAACAGCACTGGTCAATACAACATCGCTGCCAACTATGTTGAATCCACCGTTGATGTATTGTGCAGCATTGGTCAAGAACACATTGTTGATCAATACGCTAACAGGCGCTGCAGACCCTGACGGCAATGCAAAAGTTGTTGTGCCAGTTTCGTTTATACCAATTTGGTATCTCAACACACTACGATCGTAAACATATGTGCTGCCTGACTCCAACGTGCTAACAATGGTTGTTGGAGCACCAATTACAACTTGACGTCCGTCGGTTGAAGCAGCAACACTATAACCAAAGTTGGCGCTGCCTGCTGGACCAGCAATTTTGTCAATGTATCTGAAATATGTTTTGGCTAATGCATTGATTATAGCACCAGCAGCTGGATTGGATCCAGCTTCAAATGTAACTGTTGTTCCGGTAAATGTATAATCAATGTACGGACGCTGTACCAAGCCGTTGACTATCAATGTAAACGAGTTGGTGGTGGTTGCAGTATACAAATACTCTGCTAAATCAAAGTTACTTGTATTGTCAACGCCAGACCCAGCAGTAGTAAATGTAACAATGCCGCCAACGGTCACAGTTGATACTGTGACAACCAAATCATTTGCGGGTGATGTTCCACCACCAATGCTGGCAGCATTGATTGTAACAGTGTCGCCTATGGAATAATCCAAGCCAGGTGCAGTCAACTGCACAGCATATGTTCCGCGAGTACGGTCAACTGTGAATTTTGCTTGTGAACCTGCCCCAGATGTGGAATCTTGCGTTACGCTGTAATAAACTTGATGATCAAGCTGAGTGGCTTCGCGACGTGCAATTACAATTGTTAATCTAGATTCCGGAGCAGTAGTAAACAATACTGCATTTGCACTTAATGTATAATCAACACCTTCTATTTGTGCAGTATTGTTAACAACAACTACCATTTGACCTGGTTGTGTGTAATCAACAATAATATTGTCTGAAAATGCATATTGCTGAGTTGTGCCATCTGATGTGTATGTAACTGACTGCGGTGCTGAGTCAGCACGCCCGTATGCATAAACTGCATTTTCGGCAGGTGCTCCAACATAAACAATACGTTCGTCTTTGCTTATTGCAACTGATGTGCCAAAACTTCCTGCACTAGCAGCATAGTCCGGTGCAACCAACAATTGAGGCTGTGTAAACGCGCCCGAAGCAGACCGGTTGATAATTGATGCATACCCAACACCGCCGAAGCTGAGACTTGCTCCTGCCACTGCCCAAGTTTTATTACCAAAATCAATATTGTTTCCGTAACCCAACGTTCCGGGTGCAGTTAAGAACAACAAACTATCTTCAACGTATTCCCCAGCAGTGCCGCGCTGGTAAGGATATACTGCACCTGTTGCTGTGCTGGTCGAGTCATTGTAATAAGCAGGTGCGCCTACTAGTGCAGCAAGATTGTCATATGTTTGTGCAACACTTGTACCGTAACCAGTATTTTCTACAGGCAGATTCTGTGTTAAAGAATAGTTGTCAGCAAAGACATCTTGTTTCTCTAACACTTCCCATAACCCAGTGCCGTTGTTGTCAACCCAGGCCAGTGCGCCAGGCATCATGTCATCAGCGTATGATAATGAAGCAATGTCACTTGCTTGCGACACACGCATTGTGTCAAGATAAAACGCTAACCCAGACCCGGTTGCAGTGGTTTGATTGGTGTTGGGGAATGAATACGCTACTGTCAATGTAGTCGGTGTTGGTGTTGTTAGCACACGGAATACTCCGTTGACTGACTCGTTGAAGAAACGCACAATCAACAAATTGCCGCGCGTTAAATTGTGTATTGCTGAGAATGCAAATAAACTTGTTCCGTCTAGATTATCACTGACACGAGTAATTTTTCCAGGTGTTTGTGTTGCACGGTATACATTCCAGTCAACACTATTTGTTTTGGCTACCCAAATGCGTGTTCCTGCGCCAATGTTGTTGAGCTCTGCTGCAATAGAACTTGGATCGTCTAATGAAAATACTGTGATATCAACATCATCAATGTTTACATAACCTGCACTGGGCAAAGCTGTGTCCGTGATAGTAGATGTTGTTGTGGGAAGAACATTGGTTGATGTTAATTTGTAGCTTTGGTTCCATACATCATTCAAGTATACAGTTTGATTTGCTACACTTGTTTCACCAACATCAACAACTTGAATTGTTGATGGATCACTTTGTAACAACGCTTCGTTCAGTTGCAATTCAAAATAGCTACGGTTTGCATTGGCTCCGTATGTGCCACGGCGGATAGCCCAGTTTTCGTAGATCTGATAATCAGCAACTTCCTTGCCAAGGTTTGCACCTGTGAATATTTCAGCAGCAAGCGTTGTGCCTTTGGTGCCAATGAATTGTTGATATAGATTAACTTGGCTTGTGTCGTCAAGATTCAACGCAACCATATAGTCCCGTGGCTGGAATCCAATCAATCCAAAACTTAATAAATCAGTATCACGCTCTAAGTTGGTTGTTTGTGTATTGTAACTATTGGCCAGTTGGTCTGCTTTGTTGGCAATGTTGGGCAATAGGCCTTTTTGTATTTTTGTGTAATCGCTCTTGACCCAGTCAGAGTAAACAAATTCTCTCTTTGGTTGCACAATTGTCTGTGCTGACCAGTAATTGTTTTTAAAGTTTACAATTTCGCCTTTGGCGTACTTGCGATTTGATACCCAGTTTTGAACATTGTCCTGATTAAGAATAAAGCCCTGGGCATTCAATGTTCCTTCCCACTCAGTGGTGGTCATTGCCACCACATTGATACGATTTTGTCTCGCAGCAGTTGTTGGGTTATAAATTAAATCGTTAAAGATACTGACATTGTCAAGAATTACAAGATTTTCATAACTTGTGTAACGCAAGTTGGCATACGCAATTGCTTGGCCATTGGTGCTGGTAACACTAAATCTATTTTCTAAACGTTCAATAGTTAAATTTCTAGCATCAAACGGCAAGCGGTTTTGATCCAACATTATATTTTCAATGTTTTGCATCATGACATTGTCAATTACTGCACCTGGTTTTTCAGCAATCAATTGATTTGCTGCAGGGTTTAAATTGATTAAACTATTAAGTCCCCATCCTTGGTTGGCCCAGTATAAAAATTCTCTTGCCATTTGTTGCCAGTCGAGCGGATATCCATTTTCTCTGTCTTCGCCGAAAATCAATCCTTGAGTGGTCAAGTATTGCCCGTAACTTAACAAAAAGTCAACCAATGACGATTGATTTGTGAATACAAATCCGTACGGCACTTGCACAACATCTGTTGAGTACTGTTTTGGTACACGAACCACACTGCCACCTGCTGAAACTGTTTGCAATTGACCATTGGCACGGCTGGCCAATATATTAAAATATGCGTCAGTGGTGCTGTATCCAAGCACAGCATATCCGTTTTCAACTGCTTGCACAATAACAGCGCTGTACGCAATTGAACTAAACGGCACGTTCTTGTACAACATCAAGTTGTAACTTTCGTCTGGCAATAACAAACTAGAATTTTGACTGTCAGGGCTAGAACGCTCGGTATATACTTTGAGATATTGCTTGTCTGTAAAACTGGCTGTTCTCCAGCATAGGCGCACATCAAGACTTGCCAACGCATCTTCTAACGCGTCAGTTGAATTGATACCCAACTGTTGATTGTAATCAACTATCCAGTTGATATAACTTGCTTTGCTAACAGGAGTCACTGTCCCATTGGTCGAAACATTGCCGCCATAAACTTGAACACCATTGGCATCCAATCTATAACGTCCGTTGTATAGATATTGGCCAAGGTCGGTGTCGTATTTGTAAAGGTCGCGGTCAGCAAACAAGCTGAAGAATTCTGCAGGACGTGTCAGTGCCAATAACCGCATAACTGCAAATGGATAGCTACTGCTTGTCCACCATGCAGCTTCAGCGGGGCCGCCATCGCCTACTATCCAGCTCTTACGGAAAGCATTGGGATTGTATGATCCAACTACGCTTTGCAGTGGTGACAGCAATGCACCTTCAGAGCCAGAAGGAATAAAATATGTTGACAAGTTTGGACGCTTGTATTTTTCAATCACATAAGGTGCCAGTGGGTCAGCCACATACCCAGCTTGAATGTCATCCCACAATATCAAGTTATCACTTGTGTAAGGAACAGGGCCATACCGGTTGGCCCACCATGTAGGCTGTTGACTGAACCCAAGCATTTCCCACGGTGTAGTAGATGGACTCAATGTATCATAAAAGTCTCTGTAAATTCCTCGCCATGCTCCGAGCAATGGCTCATTTTTTTGTTTGTCGCCTGCTTGGTCGTAGTTGTATGTGAACTCGTTACTACTGATATATTGTTGAGTTTTAAAGTCAATCTTGTTTTGGCCAATCCAGGTTAAGAAACTTTCACTGAGTATATTTGTAATTTCAGCAGCAGTGTAATCTGTTGTTCTGAAGTATCCGGGTATTACATTATCTGCAACAAGTGGCACTGGATTGTTTTGAGTTTTTAAGTTGTTAAACACTCTACGTTCAAATTCCAACAACACATCGTCGCGCAGGTCACCAAATGCAGCAGTGATACTGCCGTCGTGTCCACGAATTACGTTTGTAGGATTAACATAGTTTGTATCCAAAAACATTTCAGGCTTGTAAGCTCCGTACAATCCCAGCTTGGTAGGTGTATTGGGAACAAAACTTCCGGTGGTGGTGGTGTACTCGCGAATTGTAACTATGTCTCCAACCGCTAGTGTTGCAGAAACATTGATACGTGGTCCATCTGTGGCCACTGTGTAATTGTAGTTTAATGTCAGCAAGTTACCATTTAGATAAACCAACACACCTAAAAAGTTAGCAGATGTAAACGTATATGTTTGAACAGTATCAAACACACCTGTGGTGATTGGAGTAACAGTGTGATTTACTTCTGTATAAACACTTCCGCTTGGAATCATGTCGCTGTAGAAGAAACTGTTTACAGTTGATTTGCCCAGACTCATATCTGTAATAATAGAATCAAGAATCTGGCTTGTTGTGTATGTGCCCCATTCACTTAGAATAGAATTTTCTAACATTCTATTTTTAAATTTATTATATTCTCTATCGTTAAACTCTAATGATTTAAATATATTATACTCAGGTTCTCTCATAAAAAAGCCAGCCAGCGTTGCTGGAGAACTTTGTTGTAATATTGTTGTGCCATATTGGCTGATATTACCCAAGTCACGAGTATTGTTGGAACCGTTTATTTTACCTGAAAAATCTATTAGATTTTCTGCAATACTTTCGTAATGTGTTCGTACTGTGCCAAGTGTAAACGAACTACTATTTGCGTTGAACGGATTATTTTCTAAGTTAACAGGAACTTTGTAGAATCCTGTTTTGCTGACTTGATTGCTCAGTGCTTGCACTTCAATTACTGAGCCGGGAAGATAAATTTTATCAAGCGTAATTACAGTTGTGGCAGCATTTCTTGTAACTGTGTAATCGCCTGGCAATACAAATTCATTTGCCACATACAATAAAATTGGAGGAACTACTGTGTTTTCAGAAACAACAATGTCCAATTGTAAAGACCGGCCGTCATATGTGAATTGGAACTGCTGACGAATTTGACTTGGTGCAACTGCAACTTCCCAACCAATGTTGCGCGAATACAAAACACGGTCTGCATACTGGTATACAAAACCAGCACTGACATTGCCAACAACACCAGATGTACCAGTTACATAGTTAAATGTATCAACGTATAAGTTGTTATCAAACACAATATCGCCAATGTTGGCAAGACTCAAATAACGAATCGGAAATGCCAACACAGGGTCTGCTGTTCCTGTGCCTGTTGCATAGCTGAATAGTTTACTGCCAACAAAAGTAGAACTAGGGTATGTTGTTTGGTTGCTAAAACTTACACCAGCAGAATCAAACACATCGAACAAAGGTGCTTGGTTGGCAGAAGTTTTTTCTTGTGCCAATATCCAATCAACACCATCAAAGTAATAACTTAGGCCTTGTTGTTTTAGCCCATTTAATGCAACTACAGTTTGATCAATTAGCACTGCAGAATCAAATGCCGGCGTTAAATTTATAATAGGCTGGTTAATCAATGGATTAACTGTGTCAGGTTCAATGAATTCTACATTGTATATTTTATTACGAACTTGTAAATCCAAGTCATTGGCAAAAATAATGCGGCTACCAGTGATAAGTGTATAACCGTCGGTGCTATAACCGATTGAGCCGTTGATATCACTGAATGCATCGGTTGAATTAAAATCAACAATGTTAACTGGTTGTTTACCTTGTGTTCCAAATCCAAATAATTTTGTTCCGGTGTTGAACTCTAAAATCGGACGCTTGCCTCTAAATTCATTGTTCAATACTGCTACAGTATTGTTGTACGCAGCACTGGCATTGATAACTTCAATATGGAACCAACGGTTAGACCGTGTCCATGCATTTAAATCAGCACTGGCACGATTGATTGTTATGTAGTCCGGAATTTCCGGAGCATTGTCTGTGGCATCAAAATTGCCAATGTCGTAGCCAGTACTATCGTAAGGAACACTGGCACTTTGTGTATATGTTTCGGGAGTGATGAAATCAGCAACTGGCAATAATTTAATTGCAGTTCCTACACCGTCAACGTAGTATTGCTGATTTTCGTAACTGGCAGGAAATGTTGTGCCACGGAATTGTATTTTCAACCCGTTAGTAAAAATTACCCCCGTTGGACTGGTATATGTTGGTTGCCCAATAACATCGTCAATAAAGATTGTGTCAGCTTGGTCTTGGTCAATAATACGTAACTGTCCAAAAATCTCTGGGTCAGTTCCGTCTTGGTAATACAACACATCTTTGATTGCTGTCAACAAAGGAATCTGTTCAAACACACCATTGGCATTTTTATACCAATCAGTGTTTGAATACTCAGTTCCAAATGCTATGTTAAATTTGTCCAAATTATCAACAAGTAATACATTGTTCAATTTGATGTATTGCTGGCCACCTGTGGTAGTAACATATTCAATTTTCCATACACTATAACGTTGTGATTGAGTTAACGGTGTTGCTTGTGCGAACGGAATACTGTCAAAAGATCCAACACCACCTGCGCCGCCGGTGTTGATTAACGGATCAAATTGTGTGGCCAGATCCCATCCGCCTTGGTCAGCACTAGCATTGCTAACAAATGCAACAGTTCGGCCATCTAAGTTAGTTATACCATCAATACCACTTGGATTTTGTGTAAAGAATTCTGTCAAGAATTGATTGTTTATTTGTTCAAATTTTAAATTAGTTATTAAATCAACTGAGCCAATGCTGGGCAGCGAATAATAAAAACTTTGTGCAGTTGATTGCGGAACATTAAATGTGACTGATCCAAGATCTTCGCCGTTGTTGGTTACCCCCAGTACATCTCTGCTGCTGATGTTTGGCGACCACGGTAATGTTCCGGCGGTGCCTGGCTCTGCTTGAATCCAGAAACCAGGGCCATTGCCAGGCGTTCCGTCTACAATTGCAAATGTTCCTTGCATATTGAATTGTGATTCGCTGGCGTAGTATAAATTATCTGGTGCATCCTGCGGCACAGTAAATGTAATATTTCCAGTTTGTGAACCATTGCGAGTTACGCCTGTGTTGTATTGATTACCTGTGCCTTGACTTGGCGCTGTCTTGATCCAAAAAGGTGATGCTACATCAAGATTTAAATTAAAAATATAAGTGTTGCCGCGTACTAATGTTAGTGCTGGGTTTGGTGCATAATCAATTACATATGCAGATATGCCAGTTGATGTGACACGGAAATTTACTGATTCTTTTTTATTCTGTGCTACATTAAATGTATAATTGCCGCCACGAACAAGAGTGATTGCAGGATTGTTCGTGGTATAATTAGAGAAAGTATATACGCCATTTTCTCTTGTGACGGTATAATTGGCGGTTAGCGGAACAGCAGTGGCGCCAACATTGACAGACAACGGGCCTGCAGGTAACCAATAATATTGACTAAAGTTTACAAACTTGTCAAAGTTGACTTGTGGATTCCATGTATAGTATTCACTGGTGTAAAGGCGACTGCTGTTGTTGGTGAACGCACCTTGAGTTGCCAGCGCATCATTGATGCCAGGATATGTAATGGCATCTTCAACAGTGTCACTATCGGTCTTTAACATAACAACACCGGGTTCTAACTGATAGTTGGTACGAGCAGTTGTGGGTTCCACTACATATCGACTGTCGGCATTGACTCCTGGTCCAACGCGGCGGCCAACAAACCCTTGTGTCTTTTTAAACTGGGGTTCCTGAACCAGTTGATCTAAGGTAGCAGCTAAAAACTGTTTGTTTGTAGATGTTTGAAATATTTCAGGTAAGAAATCTACCGTTCTCACTTTTGCCATTAAATTACTCCGCTGCCTGGGGCAGTTCTAAGGTTGGTACTTGTTAATGCTTCAATAACTTGAATGTCAACCACTGTGGCAGCGTTGACAAATATCTCGTTGGGAGCTGATCTAATTTCATATAGATCACCAAAACTCTTTTGTGGATTTAGCGGTACCAGCACAACAGAACTCACAATGTCGCCCATCTGTTGGTGCAAGTACGCTGACAGTTCTGAGAAGTAAAATACATCACCAAAATCCCAATTTTCAATTGCAAAATACGCATCTAAGTTGGCCACTACAGTGCTCTTAATTTCACTAATAGATGCAGTTGAATTGCTGGCACGAATAACTTTTATAGTTGCTCGTAATTGTTCAGCAGCCTTGGCACCAAACAACGGTTTAAAATTTACAGGATTAACAATCATGTTGTCAGAAATCATTTTATAATCTTGTAATCCTGCATACTCTGTACTTAGCGCATCAATTGTTGGGGGTGTTGGCTCTACTACTGTGTTGGTAGAGTCTTGAATATAATTTCTATAAGCAGTGTAATAGGCCTGCGTTACAACATACAAATCAATGATGTTTGTTGAGCCTGGGTCAATGCGATTGGTCAATGCACTATTGTGACGATACTGGTAGTATAAATCTTGGCGGCCAACGCGGGTTTGATATTCTGTTGTTGTTACTAATACTGTTGTACCGAAGGTAGTCAAACTTAAAATATAAAATAGTTTGTCTGTATAAGCATAAAACACTTGTCCAACAATGTATTGAGCTTTTTCTAATGTGATGTCATTGAATGTTGCGTACTGGCCATTGACAGTGCCTGGCGCAACCAATACAAAACGTTCAAGACTATCAAAGTCTATAATCTTCTGAAAAAATACCAATTTGGTAGTTGCGGCCACATCCGGAGCAACAATTTCGTTAAAGAAATCTGGATTATCTGGCACTCCATCGGCATCTTTGTCTTGCCAAGACACCAACACCTGGTAATCATCAACATAACCATCTGGTTGCACTGGTTGTGCAATAATACGCATTGTGATGTCACTATCAAGCGGCAGGTTTGAGTCAGGGCGACTGTTTGTTTTCAACACTCTCACAAAGTCACGAATAACTGTTCCTGTGCGACTGTCGTACACTTGCTCGTCGCCGTAGAAGAAAAAGCGTGTTTCAAGAACGCTGCCAAAGTAATAGTTCAGTGCTCGTGTTGTTACTGTATATGATTCACCGTCTGTTGCAAACTGTACAACCCAACTGGCATCAAGATTTGCGCCAGAAGTGTCTTGTGCATAGTCTTGACTCCAAGTAGCGTTTGCTGCAAGATTAGATGCAGTAATTACATACCAAGTGTTGGTTAAGTTGTTGTAGCCTAGACCAAAATTGCGGTACAGTTCAATTTGTGTCAGTGCAGTTTGTTTGACAGTTGTTCCTAGATCAGTTACAAATAACGGAATAACTTCGACACATTGTGCATTTGTAGGAACATAGTTGTTGAGAACTACAGGACCAAGACCGCTGGTAAAGTTGCCAATGCCTTGATTGGTTCCATCAAGATATACCGCGGTAGCAGAAGCCCATATGGTTAATTTTTCGTCTGCCCTTGTGGGAGTTCCCAGCACTAATCTATTGTTGGCGTCAAAATAATAGCCAGTTGGAGATTTAAATTTAATCAAACTTCCGAGCTGGACATATTGCATGTTGCCGCTGGAATACGTGCCCACTGACACAGGAAGTCCAGCAGCGTTTTTAAAATAACCAGTTGTTTCATTGGCCAATGTTGTACTTTGATTCCAGCTAACTGACAGTGATGTCAATAACGGTCTTGGAAAATTTGCATAATAAAATTGTACAGCAGCTTCTGTTGCTATCAACGGCTCAACTCGATTAGAAAGTGCATCACTTATATCATTGGTTGTCAACCAACTGAACAAAAATGTTGGCAACTCGTTTGATTCATACAGCGCGCCATCGCTACCAAATGTATTGGTGGAACTGTATTTGCCTGTGTTGTCAACCAGGTCAAGGTAACGACTGGTGCCTATTGATGCACGGTTGAGTGCTTTGGATTTGATAATTGAATTGTAAGCAGTAAACGGAAAGTTATTGTAATCTTCTCCGTTGACCATACGGTTCTGTGTATAGTATCGGGCAGGGGCACGTTGCTTGATTTCATCAATGGTTTCACGAGCAAGTGCATTGCTCACCGGCTCTGTTATGCCACACGTAACTGTCAGTGTTTCTAACTGGCCGGTACGGCTAACATAGCTGATACTTAGAATTACATTTTGCATTTCTTCTGGATTGATAATATACTGCAACCCATTTGATGCTCGCACATAGGACCGGAAAAATCCCACAGGGATTTCAGAAAATACACCGTCGCCAAAATTCAATGTGATTTGATCATTTGCTCTACTGGCAACTGAATATATAGGACGCAACGATTCTTGTTGCTCTGCCGCGGCTGTATAAACGCTTTCAACATAATCCCATTCGCGGGCAATATTTCCAACATTGTCTAATTGATACAACCAACGATCTGTATTGTTGACACCTTCAATGTTGACGTTGACTGCACGGTTGGCAATGCGTTCGGCTAAATTAAAATCTTGATTTTGCAGTACGCCTTGTTTAAAGTAAAAGAAGAATCCAGTATCAGCAGACGCAAAACCCAATTGGTCGTTGCGGAACAGCATGCCAAACTGTCCATTTGGCTGTGGACTTGGTTCGTAAACATATTCTACACCAGCAGGCAATCCGGTGGCAGTGGCACTTACAGCTTCGAACGGCATGTTTACGCCATCAATAACTGCACTGAATGGAATCACAGGAAGGAATCCCGGAACCAAGTTGACTGTGTATTCATCTGTGCGAATACCTTGGAGTGTTGTCCTGTTACCTGGACGACCCACACGTTGTGTGTTTATCAACGCAGAATTTATAATGGCATTGAATTGTTCTTGCCAGTCAAAGTTTGTGGGATCGGCCCAATTGACAGTGATGTTGGCCAAGTTGATGCCGTTGTAGTCAATTACATTTTCTGTTGTTTGTATTGAAAATACTTTGAGATATCCGTTTGCTTCAGTGTTGCGTTTGGGGGTGTAACTTACCAAGTTGGCAAGTTTGACAACACTGTCTCGACGTTCTGCAGTGTCTAAATAATTTTCACGAGTGTTTAGGTCTGTGCGGAAAGCCAACGACTGGCCCATAAATGCCATTACATCTAGTATGGCAATAAATTCCGATGATTCAATGTAGTCATTGAATGTTTCTGGATAGTACAATCGTACATAATCAACAAAACTCTTGCGCAGAGTTTCGAAGTCATAACTTTGGAAGTCAGCTTCGCGGTAAGTTTGATAGATTCGTTTCCAATCTTCAACTCCAAATACTGCGGTTTGTCTAGTAGTTTTTGCCATAATAATCCATCTTGTGAATTATTTATGGCGAAAATAAACCACCCAGTTTATGTTTATGAGTAGTTTGCTGTGGCAGTTTGTTGGTCAAAGTAGACGCTTAAAAATTCACTTGTTTGTCCCGGCACCATCATCAGTTCAATTTCAATCAATATACCATGCAGTTGCGGATACATGTTGGCGGATTGCAAATAAATCCGTGGATCTAAACTGGCTATTCTTTGTATTTCGGCCAGTATAGCACGTTCAGTATCTTGAGTTTGATTTTCAAATATGTAACTCCATATCATGGTTCCATAACCCGGGCGTCCAACCAGTTGCCCTTGTGTTATATTAAGTGCATTTAATAGATCACGCTTGACCAACTCAAAATCTACCAAGGTAAATTTCTTTGTTTGCCCTATTGTGTTAAAACCTCTGAATGTTGTCATAGTTGTATTTACTTGTATTTTAAGTTACAGCCACCGGAGGCAATCCTAATCTTGCTCTAACAATTGGATCGTTGCCTGTGTACGGTGGCGCATTGGGATCGCCCAATGAGTTAGCGCCAGCGTTCAATGCACCTGACAGTCCCGACAATCCGCCCAGCTCGCTGGGTATACTTCCATTCAGTAAACTCTTGGCCTTTTGCCCAGCAGCTTGCAATGCACCTGACAGTCCCGACAATCCGCCCAGCTCGCTGGGTATACTTCCATTCAGTAAACTCTTGGCCTTTTGCCCAGCAGCTTGCAATGCTGATGTGTCAACTGCTTGCGGACTGAACGTAGGAGTTGAAATTTTAGTACTGCCGACAAGTTTAGTAAATGCTGCATTTACAGTTGTTCTATCAATTGTTTTGCTGAACCCAGCAGCTGGTATAACGCCTGCAACCGCAGCTGGCAATTTAAAATCACTAAAATTAACAGCAAATTGTCCTTGCTTGGCTAAAGAATCCATTTGACTTTTTATTGAAGCAGAATTAATAGTTGGTATCTGACCTTTTGCCCACACTAATGCATTGTCAACGCCGAACTTGCTAGAAATTGCTAGTAATCCCCCAAGAGCAGCTATTCCTCGGTCTAGTGAGTTTGTCAGTCCTGACAAACTAGCAGTTGAAAGGCTGCTGATTGCTGTTTGCACAGAAGACAATTCACCTGTTGTAGCATTATATATTTGTCCGCTGGGCGCAACAGCATCAGTTCCAGGTGTTACAATTTCTCCGGTCTGAACTAGTTTAGTGTAGCTGTCTTTTATAATTCCAAGCTGAATTTTATCTTGTAGTTTGGAGTTAGTGAGCAAA